TTTCCAAATGTATCAAAATCAGACGATTTGGTTTTAGTTTTTAGATCTGGTACAGGTCTAATAAAAGAATCAAGGGATGTATTTGTTGGTGACCTTGGAATTCCAATTGGCGGAATTTTACCGTACGCAGGCATCGATATTCCAGACGGATTTTTATTATGTGACGGATCAGAGGTTGAAAAATCAAAATATAGTAAACTATACGATGCTATTGGTAACACATATGGTTTGCCAACTAGGGGTGTAAACACTTTTGTATTGCCGGATCTACGTGGTAGATTCCCCCTAGGTCGAGATAATATGGATAATTATGGCACCGTTCCTGAAGAAAACGGCGGCTTCATTGACGCAGGTGGCGGCAACATTGATCGTGTTGCAGGTACAGAAGCAGATACATTAGGTGCCGGTGCAGGAGATGCTGAAAGCGTATTAGAAGTTAGAAATCTGCCTGAACATGAACATAATTTAAAACCGCCTGGAGTTGATAGACAATTTGCTGTTGTTAGAGTTGATTCGGCGGTCGTTCCGGGAACTTCTCCTGGTTCAGGACTAGGACCAACAGCAGCTGGTCAAGCTCAGTATCTTAATACATCCGGAGGTATCAAAACAAGTGCTACTTTAGCAACCCCGTTTAGTATTATGAATCCGTTCTTGACTATTAACTATATCATAAGATCTGGTCCACCAGCATTCTAATATTGGAAATAAGACATGTCATACACAATAAACAAAACTGATGGAAGTATTTTAGCAACGGTTGCCGACGGTCAAGTCGATCAACTATCTTCTGATATTACATTAATTGGAAAAAACTACAGCGGATTTGGCGAAGCATTAAACGAAAACTTTGTTAAGATGCTAGAAAATTTTGCTGATACAGGTGAACCAGAAAGACCTATCCGAGGACAAATATGGTTTGATGTAAGCGAATTAAAATTAAAAGTTTACAACGGGACTCAATTTCAACCAGTAAGTTCGGCAACAATATCAAACACACAACCTTCAACATTAGGTACAGGCGATTTATGGTTTAATGACACTGACAAACAATTATTTTTCTATGATGGAACAAATACAATATTGTTAGGACCGTCATACTCTCAAAGTCAAGGTCTTAGCGGACTTAAAGTAGCAAGTATACTTGATTCATTAAATCAAACTCGTGTTATAACATATCTATACACCAACGGTGTGTTGTTAGGAATATTTTCAAAAGATAGTTTTACTCCTAAAATTGCTATTCCGGGGTTTTCCGGAGACATTGGTCCAGGATTTAATGCTGGTACATTAACAAATTTAAAATTTAATGTTACATCTAGTAACGCCGATAAACTTGGAAACCAACCAGCTTCGAAATATTTAAGACAAGATACTGATAACATTATTGACGGACAATTAACAATTACCTCAAATAGAGGTTTGTTAGTTGGTGATGCACAGCAAGGACAATTTGTTGTTGTAGATGGTGATGTTGAGTTTCGTAACGATGCAGAAAATAAAAACATTTCTGTAAAAGTAAAACGAGGTGCTGCGGTTGATAGTGTTTTATCTGTAGACACAATTAATCAAACACTAAACATTTATAAAGATAATCCCGGCAGTGAAACATTCATTGGTGGAAATTTAGTAGTTGCTGGCGATTTTACAATTCAAGGCGATACTACAACAATTAATACTTCAACAATTAATGTTGAAGATAAAAATATTGAATTAGCAAAAACAGATACTCCAACAGACGCTTATGCAGATGGCGGCGGTATTATTTTAAAAGGCGCTAGCGATCATGAATTTTTATGGACACAGGCAAGCACAGCATGGAATAGTACCGAACATATAAATTTAGCCACAGGAAAAGCATTTAAGATTAACGGTGTTGAAGTTATTACAGCAACATCATTAGGTCCTGGAATTACTAGTATCCCTGGTGTTACATCTTTTGGTACACAAACTTTATTAACGGTTGGTCCAGAACTTCCGCCTGGTTCAGGTAATCCTCCAACACCTTACCTACGCCTTGAAGATAATAGAATTGCAACCGTTCAGACTAATCAGGATCTTGAATTAGCCCCAGACGGAACAGGAAATGTTAGTTTAATTAACTATCCTAGAATTACAGGATTGAACGATCCTATCGATCAACAAGATGCAGCAACAAAAGAATATGTTGATAATACAATAGAAACAAGAAGTTTAGTTTTTAGCATGGATATTTCAGATGCTATTTCTAATTCTGGTATTGCAGCATACTTAACGTTAGTTGCGCCACCGGCAGATTTTAGAGACGGCACGGTAGCACGAATTTTATGTACATCGTTATCAAACGGTTCATCAAGTTTAAACATTAATACATACTTAAATTCACTTCCAACAACTGAATTTATTACACCAGATGCTCCAAGTTCTTTAGTTCCAGGCGGAACAGCGTTTGGAGTTACAGGCGTTTCTTTTTCAACAGCAACGGTTCCTGCTCCTGTAGTGTCGGTATTTAGAATTGTAAAAACATTCCAGCTAGTTGCTGGCAACTGGACGTTTGTATCATAATGAATAAGGAGCGAAATTAAATGCCATACGTTATAAACCGATACAACGGTACACAATTAGTTGTCTTAGAAGACGGCACATTAGATACAACAACTAGTTTAGGTTTACTAGGTAGAAATTACTCCGGCTACGGTGAAGTTCAAAATGAAAACTTTCTATTTTTATTAGAAAATTTTGCAAATGGTGCTGCACCAATTAGACCTCTTAGCGGGCAATTATGGTACAATAGTACAACCAGCACTTTAAACATTTATGATGGTGCATCGTGGAAGTCGGCTTCAGCCGCTGATGTAAGCACATCAGAACCTCCAACAGGAACAGGTTCTTTTTGGTTCAATCCAGACACAAATCAACTTTTTGTGTATGACGGAGCAGAATGGAAATTAGTTGGCCCAGAAGCTGTTGACGGATTCCCTGGCACCAAAATGGAATCTACAACCTTATATGATACAAGTAATTTGGCCCATGCTGTAATTTTAATGAAAGTAAACAACATTGTTCAAGGTATTGTATCAAAGACATTTTTTACTATTCGTTCGTCAGATTCTATTTCTGGATTTTCAACTATAGTTCCAGGATTAAACATTTCTTCTCTAGTAGTTATTAAAGGAAATGTTGAAGGAAATTCAACAACTGCTTCTAGGTTGCAAACATCAAGAACAATTAATGGTGTAGTATTTGATGGCGGATCTGATGTAACAATTAAATCTGCAACCACTAACAAATTAATTAAAGGTACATATCTTACAGGTGCCGATTTTGATGGTAGCGTAACAAGAACATGGGCCGTTGATGCATCGTCAACTAATGATATTGGAAAAGTTGTTGCTAGAGATAGTTCTGGAAACTTCTCAGCAGGAACAATCACAGCTAATTTAATAGGAAATGTGGTAGGTAATGTTAGTGTTGCTACCGGATCAAGCTCATTTAATAGAGTAATTGCTAATGAATTTATTGGTGCATCGTTGTCTGGAAATGCATTTTCAGCCACACAATTAGAAACAACAAGAAAAATTAACGGCGTTAATTTTAACGGTACATCTGATATTACAATAACATCTGCGGCAAGCACGTTAACCGGTGATACATTAGCATCAAACGTAGTAACTTCATTTTTAACCAGCGTTGGAACATTAAATTCATTAGAAGTTAGTGATGCCGGTATTACACTTGGCAGCAACACTTTAAAATTATATTATGATGCTGATGTTACATTACCAGTAATCTCAGCAACTAGTTACGGTGAATTAGTTTTTAGAGTTAACGACACAAGCGTTCCGTCAGAATTAGCTGAAGTTTCGTTAGTATCCGGACAGGTTGCCGCTGGACTAGGAGCCGATACCAAAGCAATGCTTGCTCCAAGAGTAACTGGCGGTGCAAATTTAGGATCTAGTGCTTATAGATATAATAAAGTATATTCAAATTATATTAATGCACCAATAGTTAATACAGAAACAATTAATACAACAGCCGAAACAAACAGCGTAACCGTATCAAGTGACCTTATAATTCAAGGCAATTTAGTTGTAAACGGCATTACAACAACAATTAATTCAACTGATGTTATGGTCCATGACCTAACATTTACGGTTGCAAAAGACGTAGAAAGTCCTATCAATGCAGACGGTGCAGGATTTATAGTTGGTGGAGCAAATGCTAGATTAGTTTATAGCGCCACTGGAGATAAGTGGACTATTAATAAACGTTTAGATGCAGGAACTAACGATATTATTACCACTGGATTATTCCAAGGAACAGCTACTTCTGCTAGATATGCTGACTTAGCTGAAAATTACATTGCTGATGCGGCATACGAACCTGGTACCGTATTAGAATTTGGTGGTTCTGCAGAAGTTAGAATAGCTGAAGATGCAACTACTCGTGTAGCAGGAGTTGTATCTACAGATCCTGCTTATTTGATGAATTCTCATTGTACTGGGCAATATGTAGTTGCCCTAGCATTACAGGGTCGAGTTCCGTGTAAAGTACGAGGCAAAATTTCTAAGGGCGATATGCTAATCAGCGGTGGTAGCGGGTATGCAAGACCGTGTACAACCCCGCAAATTGGTACTATTATTGGTAAAGCCTTAGAAGATTTTGAAGGGATTGAGGGCATTATTGAAGTTGCTGTGGGCAGGATCTAAAAAAGGGTTCAGATAAATAATAATAGTTTATGGAGCAGGGTAATGGCATACCAAGTTGATAATTTTAACGGAACGTTTTTAGTATCTGTAGAAGATGGTACGATTGATACAACTACGGATTTACGTTTCGTAGGTAAGAACTACGCCGGTTATGGCGAAGTACAAAACGAGAATTTTTTACATCTTTTACAGAATTTTTCTAATACATCGGCTCCGCCCAAGGCAATCACCGGACAAATTTGGTATGATAGCTCTACTAAAAAGTTAAAATTTTACGACGGCTCTCGATTTAAAGTTGCCAGCGGTGCTGAAGTTAGCGCAAGTGCTCCAACTGGATTAGCTAAGGGTGATTTTTGGTTTGACGAAAGTGCAAATCAACTATACACATGGAGCGGAACAGAGTATGTTTTAATTGGACCAGCAGCCGCTCCGGAATTTGGTACTTCAGCAGCAGTAGGTCAAGTAGTACAAGACAACACCGGCGGCCCACAAACTATTGTTAAATTAGTTTCAGGTGGCGACACAATTGCTATTGCAAGTAAAACAGATTTTGTTTTAGGATCAGTTAATCCTATTACCGGATTTAGCAGAATTAAAAAGGGTATTACTTTAGTCAACACTGATAGTTTAACTGGAGTAACTACTGCATCATCGCAATATTACTTCTGGGGTACAGCAAGTAACTCGTTAAAATTAAACGGAATTGCAGCAGATCAGTTTTTAACCAAAGGTGATTTAAGATTTACAGAACAAATTGCTTTTCCTGATGCAGGAATTACCGTAGGCGATAGCGATGACTTACTAGTATTTGTTGAAACACAAGATCCTTTTTACAATGAAGTTGGTGGTAATCCGTTAAGAGACGAAGATCAAGTTGTTATTGAACAAGCTATTGCAGGACAACCAATTACTTTTAGAATTCGTGTAAACGAAACAACTAAATCAAACGTATTAAAAGTTAAATCTAGCGGAGTATATCCAGGCTCAGATGGTAATTTATATCTTGGATCAGCATCAAAACGTTGGGGACAAATTTATTCTACAGATATTTACGGTGCATTAACTGGTAACGTTACAGGAAATACAACAGGTACACACATCGGTGCAGTATATGCCAGTGACGAAACTGAAGCCTTTGACCCAGAAACTAAAACATTTTATGGAACATTAGGTACTCCAAGTCAGCGTAGTTTAGTTTACGGAGATTTAGTAGGTGAAGTAACAGGATCAGCCCAAACTGCAAGTAAATTGGGATCTTATAGTCCAAGTATTTCAACATCTCCTGATACCGTAGTAGTTAGAGATTCCGAAGGAAATATTTACGGTACAACCTTTCAAGGAACTGCTTTACTTGCAGACCGTTTAAAAATTGATAATTTAGCAGTTGATACAGATGCAACTTATAGAACAGCTAAAACTACAGCGGTTGCAAATTCAATTGCAGCACGTGATGGTAGCGGAAACTTATCAGCAGTTTTATTTGATGGTACAGCAACCGCAGCTCGATATGCTGACCTAGCAGAAAAATACTTAACAGATAAAGAATACGAGCCTGGCACGGTTGTTTCTGTTTGCGAACATGGCGACCACGAAGTAGAAGCCTGTCAGTGGGGACAACGTGCTATTGGTGTAGTAAGTACAAATCCAGCGTTTATGATGAATAAAGATCTAGAAGGCGGAACATATATTGCTCTTAAAGGTCGCGTTCCAGTTAAAGTAACAGGCGCAGTTAAAAAAGGACAACGCCTAATAGCAGGAAATGATGGAACAGCAGTAGCTGGAGTCCCACATGCAAATGATGTATTTGCTATTGCATTAGAAACAAACAACGAAACTTCTGTTAAATTAATAGAAGCGGTTATATTATAAGGATTAAAAATGGCAGGCGTTGGAACACAGATTCTTGCATCAGATTATAATAATATTCGAGACAAGATAATTGAGGTAATGGGTACCGGTGCCGGAACTTACGGGTACGGACAAGTAATTGCTAGCACAGCAGTAGTTCAAGAAAAAGTAACCAAAGCTCAGTGGGATTATCTTCGATTTGATATTGTTAACGCTAGATTACATCAAACTGGCACACTCCCAACAATTAGAGAAATTCAAACAACTGATCCAATACGTTACGATGCTGATCATCCAAATTATCAGTATAATACTATTGCTGAACAAGCAAGAACTGATAGATTTTCAATTGGAGCAGGACAATTTCATACATTAGCAGCAGGGGATGTTTCTAGATCCTCGGCATGGGCTAATAGCGTGTCGTCAAATGTAGTTGTTGATTTTGGAACGGTTGACCAGTGTAGGTTCTTTTTTAATTCTGGCGGAAAAATTCGATTATATTCTTCAAGAACTGGCGGATCCTCTACTGCTCAAAATGCTGCCTGGACTAGCCTACTTAGCGCAGTAGGTTCACGAGATTTTTCAGTAAGTTCGTCCGGAGTGTCTTTTTATCAATTGACAAATAGTTACCAAACATTCTATACATCTACATCGTCATCACCGTATGCATCAAATAGATATACAATTGATGTAAAGTGTAATGTTGCTGATAATTCTGGCGGAACAACTAATCAATTAACATTTAGAATTACTTGGCTTGATTCATATACTGATCCAAGTCCTGGAAATCCTCCTCCACCGGGCGATAGTGTTGACGGAACATTAACATTAACTATCGAAGAAATTAAAGCTTCGGGAACCCTGTTACCTTCTGGTTCTTTTACAATCACAAGTCCAACAAGTTATTCAATATCTGCAATTGCAGGCTCGTAATTGTTTAAATACCTAACGGAGGAATTTAATGGCGGCCTATGATTATATTAGCGTACCGGATTATAACAATATTAGAAATAAAATTTCTGGAGTAATGTCTACCGGGTCAGCCACACTTGGATACGGGCAGGCCTTACAATCTTCGTTGGTTGCAACTGGCGATGCTGTTACAAAGACACAATGGGATAATTTAAGATTTGATGTAGTTAATGCAATAGTGCATCAATCAGGTTCAGTTCCAACAATAACTACAATTAACGAAGGCGAATTACTTAGATATGCAGCTGATCAGCCAAATTATCAATATAGCACATTAGCATCGTTAGCAGAAACAAATCGTTTTGATTTAGGAACAGGTCAGTATGTTACTGAAGCAGGAACATCAAGATCTAACTCTGTTTCTTTTAGTGGCGAGGTAGCAAGTACCTGTACAATATCATTTACAAGTGCTGATCAAGCAAGATATTTTTTTAATTCTGGCGGAAAAATAAGATTTACTTCAGCATTTACTCAAGGTGCTTCTCCTACACAACAAGATAATTCTTGGAACACTACTTTATCTGCAACATCTGCAAGTCCTGCTGTGTTTGGGGGTAATTCTCCCGCAGTTAATTTTTATACTTTAACCAATTCTTATCAAACATTTTATCAACTTTCATCATCATCTCCATATTCATCTAATAGATGGCAAATAGATGTATTATGTAATATTGGTAATAATAATTCAGGCGGCGCAACATCTATAACTTTTAGATCTAGATGGATTGACGGATATACTGATCCCGGATTTCCTCCCCCTGGAGATGCAGTTAACGGAACAATGTCCTGGACCATAACCCATGTTAGAGCGTCCGGAGCTTTATATCCAAATTTAACACCTCAGAGTTTTAATGCTCCTTCTCCTGCTTATGCTGCACCTAGCACCATAGCATAATTTTTCACCCCATCTATACCCCACATAAATAATATACTCATATTATTAGGGAGTATGTATGGAATCTTTATTAACAAAAGCCTTAGAGTTTTCAAACTATAAGCAATCTCTAGCCATTCAACGCAAAGCGTTAAAAGAAAAAGTTGATGCAAAATTAACTTTTGGATTCAATGGCGGTATTTTTAAAATTAACAGAGAATTAATTAATTTTGTTCAATTTTTAATTGATCAAGATAGATCTACAGATGTAGTTCTTATCGACGCAAACGACAATCCTGTTTTAGTTAATGATTTGTCAAAATTCAAAGATGAAATTTTTGACAGATACTTTACAGCGACCAACGAATATTATCAAGAATACGAAGTGATTAAAAAAGCTCGTTCTGTAGAAGCATTGGTGGATCTATGAAAAAAGGCGGCCTAATTTTTGCTCATAATAGCAGAGAAGTTGACTATGCTTTATTGGCAGTGATTTCTGGTGGCCTTGCAAAAAAGAATCTTGAAATTCCGTTTACTTTAGTAACAGATGATGCTACAATTGAATGGATGAAGACTTCAAATATTTGGGATAAAGCAAATGACGTTTTTGAAAACATTATTTCTACCCCACGTCCAGAAACTCTGAACACAAGACGTTTAAATGACGGTAACGAATCGAAAACAATTCCTTTCATTAATGCCGATAGAGCATCGGTATGGGATCTAACACCATATGATAGAACACTTCTTCTAGATAGCGATTATTTGATTTTTTCTAACGCCCTGAATAATTATTGGGATATTGATGAAAGTATTTTAATATCAAAATCTATGAATGATATTAGAGGTGATCGAATTGGTTTCTTAGATAAACATGTATCTGAAACAGGAGTTCATTTGTTTTGGGCTACCGCTGTCATTTTTACAAAAAACGAGGAAAGCAAAACATTTTTTGAATATGTAAAACATATTCGAAACAACTACGAACAATACGGTGACATTTACAGATTTAATCCTCATCAGTATAGAAACGATATTTCTTTCAGCGTTGCAAAACATTTCTTAGAAGGTTTTACAACAGATACTTCAAATGCTTTACCGTCATTATTAACTACAACTGATAAAGATATGTTAGCCGATGTTAAGGGAAATAAATTATACTTCCTAATAAATGATCCTTTAAATCAAGAAGCATTTACAGCATGTTCTATTAATAATACCGATGTTCATGTAATGAATAAACAAAGCATTGTTAGAAATAAAGATAAATTGTTGGAGTTAATATGACATTTGGATATTTAATTGTAGTTGCCAAACACGAAACAATTGACTACACAAAATTAGCCTATTCTTTGGCATTAAGTATTAAAAATACACAGAAGTGGGGTTATAATAATGTAGCTTTAGTTACAGATGATGTTTCTGCTGTAGAACAATTAAAAAGTCCTTGGGTATTTGATAAAGTAATTCCTTGGAACAAAGAAAAGGGATGGGACGGTCGATCATGGATGGATCATTTAACACCTTGGGATAACACAATATGTTTAGATGCTGACATGTTGTTTACAAGAGATGTTAGTCATTGGGCAGAATATTTTATTAATAACTCAGAATTGTATGTAGCAAACAAAGCATTTACATACAGAGGAGAAGTTATTACAGGCGATTTTTATAGAAAAGCATTTGTAAAAAATAATTTGCCTAATTTATATTCTTTCTATACGTTCTTTAAGAAAGATAGCGAACTAGCAAAAGAATTTTTTACCTTAGCAAGACATATTATAAAAAATCCTAACGAATTTAAAAATACTTTCTTTCCAGATTTTAAACCTAAAGTAATTGGAACCGATGAAGCATTTGCATTATCATCTAAAATTTTAGATATTACTGATCAAATTGCATATGATTTAGATTTTCCTAAAATTGTTCACATGAAGCCAATGATTCAAAATTGGCCATGGCCGTCAGATAGATACACAGATCATGTAGGATTTTATTTCAATGTAAACAACGAACTTAAGATTGGAAATTATAGACAATATGATGTAGTTCATTATGTTGAAAAAGAATTGATTACAGATGAAATTATCAGCATACAGGAAGAGAAATTATGGCAGAAATAATAGACTTTGACGAATGGTTAGCAAATTATAAACCGCCAGAAGTAAAATTTTACGCTGCATTTGATCCTAATACAGGCGATGTAACAGGAGTGTATCCGTCACACGCTCTAACAGATCAAAAAAATGTTGTAGAAATTGATCAAGAAACAGCACAATTAATTAATGAAGGCGCATTAAAATTAAATTCGTGTTTTGTTGATATTAGCTCAGGCAAATTTGAAATTGCAGAAATAAGAAGTCTTATAAAGATAGACGATGTGCTCCATAGGATTGTTGATAAAAAATGGTCTGATGTAGAAGACCCCGATGTAATTGTTTCCTATGTAGAAGGAACAGACAAATTAGTTTTTGACCTTTCTCCTAAGTATAGAGAATTAAAAAGAAAGATTCACTGGGACGGAAGTACCGAGCTTTGTTTTTTTATTACAGAATATAACGATCCAAATATTGTTAGATTTATAGTAAAATTTAGTATCAGTGATTTAACAGAAAAACAAATTTCACTAACCGGTTTACCTTTAGAAGGTAGATTTAGTGTTTACACAAGAAGATTATTCCCCAAATACGTGATCGAGACAAAATGAAAGTTATTGAATTTGATGTTGTATTTTTAAGTTATGATGAACCTAATGCAGACTTGCATTATGCGGACCTGTGTAATAAAGTACCTTGGGCAAAACGTATTCACGGTGTTAAAGGTTCAGACCATGCACATAAAGCCGCAGCAGAAAGTAGTGACACTGATTGGTTTGTTACCGTCGATGCTGACAATATTGTAGATCCAAGATTTTTTAATCTCGATTTAAAAATGGATGATCCAAAGATACAGGTCTATGGATGGTGTGGCCGCAACGTTATCAATGGACTACGATATGGTAATGGTGGTTTAAAAATCTGGAAAAAAGATTTTGTTCTTAACATGAAAACACATGAAAATTCTGATAGCGATAGAGGACAAGTTGATTTTTGCTGGGAAGATGGATACAAAAACTTTCCTTTAAGTTTTAGTGATAGCATTATTACAGGAAGTCCATTTCAAGCATGGAGAGCAGGATTCCGTGAAGGTGTTAAAATGACGTTGCTCGACGGAGTCAAAGTTCCTCCGGCTGAAATACAAGAACGCATTTGGTGGCATAACATTCATAGACTGCGTATGTGGTCTACGGTAGGCGCTCACGAAGAAAACGGTCTATATGCTGTATACGGTGCTAGACTAGGAACATGGATGGCTAATTGCACAGACTGGAATTATATAGAAGTTAGAGATTTTGAAATTCTTAGAGGAATCTGGAATCAATATGGACGTCCCTACGAAGAAGTAAACGGTGAAGGATTAGTTGATGCAACAAAGGACCTAGGTGAAAAAATTAAAGTTGGTTTAGGTTTGCACTGGCCTTATTTAGATCCTAACCAAAGCAAGTACACACTAGATTTATATAATGAAACTATGAATTTAAACGATACTTATTTTAGAATGCCCGAAAATGTATGATATTTTTTATGTTTCAAAAAATTCCATTAACGACTATAACTGGAACTCAGTCAAGTCAAAATATCCCACAGCTAGAAAATTTGAAAACATAAATTCTTTTGATCAATTAAAAAAACAAGCATTTACTAAAATGTTTTGGGTTGTGTGGGACGACCTTACCTTATTAGACAATCTTAATTTAAACACATACAGAGCTACCCAGTGGGACGATATGTATGTTCATGTATTTAAAAATAGTGATCATTACGACGGAGTTTGTTTATTTCCTAAGTCAGTTACAATTTCTCAAAGAGAATTTGATAATCGGTTTTTTACAGATAAAAAAGAAATAGATATTGTTGCTAGTATTCCACTAGGATATGATAAATTTAATATTACAACTTACGATGATTATCTAAACGCTGTTGAACAATCAAGTACAGACATGTTTTGGGCAATTTGGCCTGATGTAAATGTCAAAGAAGATTTTAAATTTAATTATAAAGTTCCTAAGCATAATTCTAATATTGTTCATATTTTTAAAAATGGAGAATTTTTTGACGGCATTTGCTTATTTCCAAAAAATGTAAAAGTTTCTAAGAGAGAATTTTATCATAGATTTTTTGCAGAAAAAAAAGAAATAGATATTGTTGCTAGTATTCCAAAACAATACAACATCTATTCTCCTAAAACATTTGATGAGTATAAACAAATTACAGACGATATGTTTTGGATTGTGTGGCCTGAGGTAAAAATTATTAACAATGAAATTTTTGATTTATATTTTAGCCATCACAATACCTATGACAGAAGAGAAAATCATGTTTTTAAAAATTTGTGTAATTACGACGAATCTTACCTAAGCGGAATTTTGTTATGCAGCAAATTTAAACCTTTAACACAAGAAGAGTTTGATAAACAATATCCTACTGATAAAAAAGAATATAATATAATCGCTAGTAAATTTCAATATCCTATATATACAATCACATCTTACGAGCAATATTTAGATATATGTAAAACTGAATCTCAAAATATGTTTTGGTGTGTATGGCCAGAAATTAAAATATTAGATGATAAACTATTTGATTTGTATTTTGATCCAAATAGTGGGGCATTTGATTATGATAGAAAAGAAAATCATGTTTTTAAAAATTTATGTAACGACAAAGAATCTTTTCTAAACGGTGTAGTATTATTTTCTAAAGAAAAAATCATATCTAAAAAAGAATTTAATAGAAGATTTTTAATTGATAAAAAAGAACATAATTTTGTAGCAAGTCGTTATGCGTATCCTGTTTACAATATTGATACTTATGACGATTACAAACAAATTATAGACACCGAATCTCAACCTTTATTCTGGGCAATTTGGCCTGAAATAGAAATTATTGATTCTGAAATTTTTAATTTATATTTTGAACCTAATAATGGCGTATATGATTATGATAGAAATATCAATCATGTATTTCAGCATAAATTTAGAAACGAATTAACATATAACGGATTGATGTTAATGTCTACATCAACGCCAGTTAGTCCTAAAGAAATTGATTTTAGGTTTTTAATTAATAAAAAACAATATGAACAAGTTGTTTCTAAGCATAAAGACTATGATATAATATTTGTAAGTTATAACGAACCTAATGCTGAAGAAAATTATAATAAACTAATTAACAAATTTCCAAGAGCTAAACGAGTACATGGTGTTAAAGGTATTCATCAAGCGCATATAAAGGCAGCTGAACTTGCCACAACAGACATGTTCTGGGTTGTTGATGCCGATGCACATATAATAGATGATTTTAATTTTAATCATCAGGCAACGCGATACGAAAAAGATGTTGTTCATGTGTGGAGAAGTAAAAATCCAATAAATGATTTAATATATGGTTATGGTGGAGTAAAACTATTACCAAGAAAATTAACATTAGATATGGATGTAAATACAGCCGACATGACAACATCGATTAGTAAAAAATTTAAAGCAATGCCGGAAGTCAGTAATATATCTGCATTCAATACAGATCCTTTTAATACTTGGAAATCGGCATTTAGAGAATGTGTAAAACTTTCTAGTAGAACAATTGCTGGACAAGTTGATGAGGAAACACAAAAGAGATTAGACATATGGTGTTCTGTAGCAAAAGACAAATTTGCTAATGATGCACTTAGCGGTGCAATTGCAGGACGTAAGTACGGAGAAGAAAATAAAAACAATCCAGAAGCCCTTGCAAAAATTAATGATTTTGATTGGTTAAAAACACAATATGGAATTTAATAGAAATATAAAAGGTAATGAACTTAGAAAGATTGATGGAAAATATCAGTCTCGATATCTATTAGATGCAGAATTTGTTCATAAGGAATTAAACGAAGTAAGTCCAAGTTTTTGTTTGGCCAAATGGTTTAATGTTAGTATACACATTCCGTCTGGAAGAACACATAGTTGTTATCATCCTAGAAGTCATGCAATTCCATTAGATGAAGTAAAGATCGATGTTAGTGCATTGCATAATACAAAATATAAAAAATCTCAACGTGCATTGATGTTACAGGGTATACGACCTAAAGAATGCGAATTTTGTTGGCAAATTGAAGATAGCGGAAACCAACTAAGCGATCGAGCATATCGAAGCAAAGATGTATGGGAACCAGGGTTAATTGATGAAGCATTAGAGCTTGGTTACGAGGGAAATGCTAAACCAAGATATGTTGAAGTAAATTTTAATCAAGCATGTAATTTTAAATGTAGTTATTGTAGCCCTCATCTTAGCACAGCATGGTATGATGAAATTAAAAAAGAAGGCCCGTACCTTTTAACTGACCGTGTGCATAATGATATTCTATGGATTCAAAACGAATCACCAATCGACAATAGTCCTGAAAATCCTTATGTAAAAGCATTCTGGGAATGGCTTCCAGAAATTTATCCAACCTTACAAACATTCCGCATGACTGGCGGAGAACCGCTTATGGATAAAAATACCTTTAGGATGTTTGAATATGTAAAAAATAATCCTAAAAGTGATCTTCATTTAAGTATTACAAGTAATTGCTGTCCTCCAAAAGACCAATGGTCAAAATTTATGTCTAGTTTAAAAGAAATTACAGATGCAGAGGCTGTTGATCATTTTATGTTATTTTGTAGTTTAGATAGTTGGGGTAAGCAAGCAGAATATATACGTAATGGAATGGATTTTGAAATGTTAAAGGCAAACGTCACTGACTATCTTGCAAATAGTCAGAAACATTCACTTACTTTTATCATAACATTTAATGCTTTGAGTTATACTCGTATTGTTGAATATTTGCAGAACATTATTAAATTGAGAAGAAAATTTAGTAAACGTAGACAACTAATTTGGTTTGATATCCCTCCGCTCCATGATCCAGATTTTTTAAATCCCAAAGTAATGCCAGAAATGGTAACAGAACTTAAATTGGCATTAAAATATATGTTAGAAAATAAAGAAGGTCGTGGTAATCAGTTTATGGGATTTAGCGACTTTGAAGTGAGTAAAGTTCGAAGATTAATTGATTGGATTGAATCAGATACAGGATTTGACAAAGATAAAGCTATGAAAAATTTTTATGAATTTTTCTCAGAACACGATAGAAGACGAAATACAAATTTTTTAAATACATTTCCTGAACTAACAGATTTTTGGAATAGGTGTAAAGAATAATGGATGATAGAGTAAATTATATTAAAGGTGTTAGAGATCGTTTAAACAAAATAGGTCCAGGTTTTTGTGCAATGAAATGGTTGCATCAAACTTTGTATCTTCACACCGGTGATAACCATAGTTGTTACCATCCTCGTCCTCATCACATTCCATTAGATGAAATTAAAATAGATGCAAGTGCTTTACACAATACTAAATGGAAAAAACAACAACGTAAAAAAATGTTAGAAGGTGAAAGACCAGAAGAATGTTATTATTGTTGGAATATTGAAGACTTGCCGGGAGAGCATATAAGTGATCGAATGATTCATAGTTCTAGCGATTTTTCAGAACCTTACATAGAAAAATTAGCAGAATTACCATGGGACGCTCCGGTAAACCCACGCTATCTAGAAGTAAGTTTTGGTAACGGATGCAACTATCGCTGTGGTTATTGTTGCCCACAGGCTAGTACTATGTGGATGGAAGAGATCAAGAAACACGGTAATTATGATTTAACTTATAATCAATATGGTATTGAGTTTTTAAAAAATGGAACATATTATGGGCCTAAAGATGAAAACCCTTACATCGAAGCATTCTGGAAGTGGTGGCCAAGTTTACGTAATGATTTACATACTTTACGTATTACAGGCGGTGAACCATTAATGAATCCTGGTGCTATGCAGTTTTTTGATTTACTAGAAGATGAGCCAGCTCCCCATTTAGAGATTACACTTAATAGTAATCTTGGAGTAACTTTTGATCGAGTTGATCGATTAATAGCTCGAGTAAAAAGTTTAATAGAACAGAAAAAAATTAGAAAGTTTAGTTTCTTTACTAGCATTGATAGCTGGGGAGAACAAGCAGAATATATGCGTACAGGATTAAAATGTGATCACTGGGAACGCAATATGAAAGAAGTAATTAAAGCCGGTGCAACGGTAAATCTAATGTGTACTTATAACGTATTATGTGTAACTAATTTTCAAAAGTTATTACACAAAGTTATCGAATGGAGAAAAGAATACGGCAAGGAAGCTGTATCTTTTGATACACCATATTTAAAAGAACCGCCACACTGGATGATTAATATTTTGCCTGAAGAATTTATTAAACATCAAGAAGACACTTTAAAATTTATTGAAGATAATATGGATTGGTTTACAGGCGTCGAATACGAAAAGTTTAAACGTGTAACAGATTACATGAAAGAAAATCCAGTTAGCGATTTAAAAATTCTTCAAGGAAGAAGAGATTTTTATAGTTTCTTTTCTGAAAATGATAGAAGATTAGGAACTAATTTATTAGAGGTTTTTCCAGAGTATAGTAACTTTTATAACTTATGTAAAAACATTTACGAAAATTATGATAACAGAAACAAATAAAAATTCTTGGTGTGTTAATGCGTTCCATGGAATGAGCGCAAATAACAACGGAAGTTCTAAAATGTGTTGTATGATTATTGAAGAATACAACAGAATGAAAGAATTACAACCAATTTATTTTGTAGACAAAATGTCTATCGAACAAAATTTTAATAATCCTGTAGCAATACAAATTCGAAAAGATTTAGAAAACGGAATAAGAAATTATGCCTGCAAAAATTGTTGGGAAGAAGAAAATGCTGGACGTAAAAGTAAGCGTCTTCGAGATAATGAAATATATTTTAGATCGATAGAAAGGGGAGAAAAACCATTTACCGGTCTTGCTAAGTTTGAATTAAATCTAGGAAATAATTGTAACATAAAGTGTAGAACCTGTGCTCCTCAGATTAGTTCAACATGGATGAAAGAAGATTACGATCTGCATCATTCAAAAATTTCTTATAAAGAATATGCAGAAATGATGAGAGTGTTTCATCAGAGCTACGACGACGAAAGTGTTTTCTGGGAAGATTTAAAAAATAATTTAGTCAATATTAGACAATTTGATTTTTATGGCGGCGAACCGTTTTTAAGTAAAAAGATGTGGGAAATTCTAAGTATATGTGTTGACAAAGGATATGCTAAAGATATTGAATTGCATTATAATACTAACGGTACAACTTGGCCAGAAGATAAAATTTCTATGTTTAAACATTTTAAAGGTGTTAATTTATCTTTTAGTATTGACGGTATAGAAGAACAATTTGAATATATGAGATTTCCAGCAAAATGGAATGAAGTATTAGAAAATATGAATAAGGCAAAAGAGCTTGCTAATAGTTTAAAAACTCTTAAAATTAGTTGGTGCATTACTTTAAGTACACTGAACATATATGACTTACCTAAAACAATAAATTTTTATTACGATCATTTTTCTAGTTTTGGTTTTTATCTAAATTTAGTTCACGGACCCCGACATTATAATATTTCAACTCTCCCAACAGATATTAAAGAAAAAATTATTCAACATATTAATGATGTTGTGCCTAAGACGCAGAATCAAGCATGGATGTATCTAGATGGCATTTTAAATTTTATAAAAAACGGACACTACGAGCCTTCAAGTTTTACTTCTCTAAAGGAAGTAACAAAAAAACACGATCAATATCGAGGACAAGAATTTAATAAAGTTTTTCCTGACTATTCAAAAATTATAGGTATGTAAAAATGAGTTTTTGGAATTTTAATGAATTAATACAAGTACATATTGAACTTACAAATCATTGTAATGCTGCTTGTCCTATGTGCGTAAGATTTTATAATTCTTCAGAGTTAATTAGACCAGATTTAAATTTAAGTCAAATTTCTTTAGAAGATTTTAAAAAATGGTTCCCTCAAGAAGTATTAGATAGAGTTAAACTTTGGTTATTCTGTGGCGTTCATGGAGATCCGTGTATGGCTAAAGATTTTTATGAAATATGCGAGTACATCATTAATAATAGTCCTGGGGTCATAGCTGTGCATACAAATGGCGGCATGAGAAATCCTGAATGGTGGGCAAAATTAGGTAATCTTTTTGCAAAAGGAAAAGCATCAAATCAATATAGGCTTACTTTTTCCATTGACGGGTTAGAAGATACAAATCACATTTATCGAAGAAACGTTAAATGGGATAAACTTATAGCAAATGCACAAGCATTTATTGATGCGGGTGGGAGAGCTCTTTGGGACTTTTTAATTTTTAAACACAACGAGCATCAACTAGATACTGCAAAAAAATTATCTGAGGATATGGGATTTACTGAATTTGTTCCTAAAAAAGCATTAGGCGTTGATAATGGAACAGAATTAATATATATGGTAGCTCTTAATAAAGAAGGACAATTAGATTACTATATTGAAGCTCCTACAAATCCCAAAAATAGAAATTTAGAAAATCCAACAGGAATCCAACCTTTAAAATTTTATCCTTTTTCAAAAGATGATTATAATAAGATGAAAGAAAATTCAGAATTTAAAAATTCTTATTATAAAAGAACAGAAGAAATTGTTGATATAATAGCAAGTTCTAAATATGACGAACACGACTCGTGTAATATTAAGTGTAAATCGCATATTGATGATGGGTATAAACGTGGAAAAGAAATTTTTGTCGATAGTGCTGGTAACGTTATGCCTTGTTGTTATATTGGAACACATTTAAATGGAATTTATTCTGATCCTCCAAGTATGCAACTTGTTCGTAATTTAAATAATTATGGACCAGAAAAACTTAATTTAAATAACCATTCTTTAGAAGAAATTTTATCAGCGGAGCATTTAGATAGATTATATGCAGACACATGGGATAAAACAACAAAAGAAGGAAAACTTGTTTATTGTTCTAAAACCTGCGGAACATTTTCATCTATAGATAAAATTTTTACACATGAAATTGTTTTAAAAAATAGAAAAAAAAGATATTTAGAATCACAAAAACCAAATGAAAGTTGATGTATTATACTCCGGACAATTAAGATATGCTGAGGCATGTTCTCGACAAAAAGAATTTTTTAAAAATACTGAGTGTCGAAATGTTTTTAGTTTATTAGACATCGTACAAGATTCTCATGCAAAAATGGCATTACGATCTTCCTACATGTTTGATGCTGACAAAGATTTTCGATATGCTTTAAATTATATTACAGAACAATTGAATCCAGAGGTCACTGCTGTATATTCAAAATATCAAATTTCTGAATGGTTTCAAAATGCATATGGGGAAATAGATACCTATAAAGTCTATTATATTCAACACTTATATACATTCATCGAAGGATTAAAACAAACTAAAAATGATGTTGTTGTTTCAATAACAACAGATTTAATATTAGAAGGAGATTTAAATTCTTTTCTTATTGGAGTAGATTTAGAAACTCCTCAGGTTTATTGTCATTATAAAAATTTATTAATTCCGCATGTTATTATTTTAAACAATAAGGCAAGAGAAATAATTCTTAATAAAAGCAGTGAGTTTTTATCTACATTTTTTACAACAAATCCTCCAGAAACTTGGTTCAAGGCTGAAACACTTTGGGAAAAACTTTTTGAATATTGTGGAATAAAAATTAAAATATTAAAGACAATACATCAATGTAAGGTAAGACCCACAATGGTTATTACAGATTTAAAAAAATCTATTAATCAATTGAGTATTATGTTTGAAAATTGGAGAAAGTATAAAGATACCGCAAGTAAACAATCTAAATTTAAATTTGATAAAAAATTAATATCAAGGATTGTTGCTTATGGATGTAGTTATACAGCAGGAGATGAATTTTTAGATACTTTATATCGAGCCGATGCGGAAGAAATTAAAAAACGAAACATTAGAGAATGGTTTGATCTTAAAGTTAATTTTGATAAAAATTTAATTGCAACCATTAATGAAAAACAAAGAAATATGGCTTGGCCTGCAATCTTAGCAAATAGATTATCGATGTTAATTGATAATAGAGCTAAAGCAGGAAATTCATTAGCAAATATAGTTTGGCAAATTGAAAAAGATTTTGCCAACGGAGATATTACTGAAAAAGATTTAATAATTGTTGGATTAACATCATACGAAAGAAATATATATTTTTCACATAAAGAACCAGTTTCGGTTCTGATGCATATGAGAGAAAATTTTCCAAAACAATTTCAAAAGTATCAAGGACCAATTGCGGATTTTAATAATTCTATGTTTATGTATTATTTTTATTACTTGTGTCTTTCACGACTAATACAATTATCATCAAACCATTTAAAAGGAAGATTGTTAATTGTTCCGTGTATTAACGACGACAATTATAAAAATTTTGATCCTGTGTTAGAAAAATACTTTCAAACAGATATTTTAAATTTTAGAGATGAATGTTTAAACAGCGAGTATTTTATTACTGATAAAAATCTTTATG